CCGCGAGCGCCCCACCGCCAGCACCGCCACCGCCAATCAAAAGTACATCAGCGAACCCGGCCTTGTCTATCGTGACGCTAGTAGACCCCGTCAGGGTGAGATATTTGTAGTCAATTCCCGTGTCTGTGTATGTGCCGGTCGCTGTGTTAGTGAAGTTCGCAGGACCGGCCCCGCTAAAAAGTACCCATGCACTACCGTCGTAACGGTAACCTTTGTTATCGTCGTTAAGGCTACACATCTGGCCTTGTACGGGTGACGGTATTGCGGCGTCACGCGCTGCCGCGTCAGCGAACGGGTTAACACCAACAATGTCGATACGCTCCGCTAGCGCCTCAGAGGCACCAGGGAAGTCGGCTACGTTGTCGGATGATTCCACATAAGGATTGCCTACCGGGGTGACTGCCATTTTATAACCTCACTAGATCGGAGTTAGTAACTATTTCAAACCATTGGGCGCCCGCCCCGACTTCTGCCCACGTGAAGCCCGGTGCAACTTGACCCCATTGTAGGACCTGCAAAGAGAATCTAGGGTCTGATATTGACAGTGTCATAATGTGCTGGCCATTATTGTACGAGTCCGTCCAGCCTTCGACGATCCCGTTAAAGTCAGGGTAAGGCCCTGACGCCGGTAATCCTCTGACGGTTACTAGTGAACCCGATACGAGGTCGAGTAGTGCGGTCGTGTCGGTTTCGTCGAGTTGGTCTACGAGGACCGATATTTGTCCGAGGTTCCACAGCCCGTTCGCTTGCGCGGTCATTATCCCCGCGGCCCGTGTCGTGGCGTCCGTGATTGTTTTGATGCCCGTGTCGAGCCGGTACTCGCGTCGCCCGTATTGCGTGATCGACGCGCTATCCGTTTGGTTCACTGACAGGTCGGGCCCGTATGTGACGGTCACGTCATTAATGAGAGGCGTTAACGTTTTAGACCACGTCGGGGAGAAGATAACCCCTGGGGCTTCGAGATTAAAACTAGGCGGGAATAGCGGGTAGTCCGCCCATGTGCCCTCGGCGTCGGCCCAGGTGCCGACCTGGGTTAGCCCATATACCTGAGAATGTTGTCGAGGCCCGGTTGCCGTAATCCTCGAAAATAATGCGGCCTGTCGGGTCATCGTAGTACGTGGCCCCGGTGCCTTCTGCTATTCGTCCTAAGGCGTCAAGTGCCGTGGAGGGCTGCGCGTCGGCTTCGAGGATCGCGTACAGCGTGATATCGGGGTCGCCTGCGTTAAGGTAGTCGAGGCCAGTGGCATCAAGTATTTCCTCGACCCGTTGCCGTGCGCTTTGCTCAATGTACCCGGTGGCACCGACATCCGTATAACCGAGTTTGGCTAGGTTCCCCATCGCCGTAATAGTCGTGATCGCAGTAGGGGTGACCGTACTAATGAATGACACGTTCAGGTCACTGATAGCCCCGGTGAACCGATCGACACCATTGAAAGATATTGCGACCGTGTCGGCAAGGTCGAGTAGCGGGCCAGTGTCACCACGTAGCACAAGTTGGGCGTTGGAGGCGGTCGGGTTCGCTGTGACATCCGATCGACCGTGGGCGATTGCGAGACTGTAATCGAATAAGCCGAGGTCGATCACTGACCCGTTGAGGGTTATTTGTAGTGTCATGCGAGCACCGGGGTGACGACCGCGCCACTACGGGCATCGGAGTTGCGGATCACGTTGGCGATAGCCCGGGCCACTTGCTGATCGGTTATCAGTTGTTGGGCGGCTGTCGCGTCGGCTACTTTTTCGGCTCGGGCCGCTGTGGCTGCCGCTTCGACGTTGCGAACGGCGGCGGCCACGTCACTGGCTAACTGCGTTTTAAACGCTGCACCGACTGGTTTAGCCATCGCCTTACCCAACTTTTTGAGTGTGTTGCGCTCGTAATCAAGTTGATTGGCGAGGCTGACGACCATCGCGGCGGCAGATTCGACCCCGGCAGTCATAAACTCGGGCACTAAACCGAGGGCCAGTTTCCGGGTGCCTTCTTGAACATTAACCCACTTCTCGTTGATTGACCCGAGTAACCCTTTATCGAGGAGCATTTCTTGCCCGAGTGCCCCGCCCACTTCCGGGCCTAGCCCGGCCATATAGTCGATCAAAGTTTGGTCCACCTGCGAGTTTTGTAGCGCCTCGAGTACGTTGCCGAACCATTCGGCTTCCGCGACCATCGCATCGAATCCCGCCAGCACGGAAGTGCCAGTCTTTTTCCCATCCGTGTACGCCTTACCGAGGTCCACACCGGCAAGTAGGTTCCCTTGCATTGCCAGGGCGTAATCCGCTACGGCGTCTTTAGCGTCGTTAAATGATTGCACTTGGATGGATAAAAGGTTCTCAGTTGAGGCGATGGACGTGCCTAGGTCGTCGGTGCTTGTTTCTAGGTACTTTTGGAATTTCGTTAGTTTCTCGACTTCGACGGTCGCACTCGATGCGGATCCCTCGTAGTTCGTGGTTGCTGTCGTGGTCGTGGTGGTGGTTGCTGTTAGGTCCCTTTGACGTTCGGCAAGGTCTTTGTAATCTTTGTTTTGTGCCTGAGCGACATCCCGGGCCATTTTCGTTTGTGCCTGTAATAGTGACACGGCGTCAGTAGCGCCGTTGGCGGCGTCCGTCATGTCGTTTAATGGATCCACCGTGTCGGCTACCGTGTTGCCGAATGTTTCCATAGCCGGGGAGGCTTCATAGGCGGCGTCGCCCGTTCCCTCTGTCGCTTGACCGAGCGCCTTCATTACGCGACTGAACGGGTTAATCGTGTCACTAACGAAACTGAACGCGTCACCGAGTAACCCGGTCTCCGTTTTGATTTTCTTTTCAATGTCCCTAAGGAGTATGAAGCCGTCGTAGAGCTTTGCCAGCGAGGCGACGACATCGGCCACGGTTTCGCCTAAGTCTTCGAGTGCTGGTTCTAGTTTCTCCATGGATTTAACCATGTCGCTAGTGCCTTCAGTGGCGTCAGTTAGCCCGGTGAGTAAGCCTTTACCGAATGATTCCGCTAGGTTGTCCGTCGCCGTTTTAAGTACTCTCATCCGGCCTTGAAGCGTGTCTGCGGATGCCGTGGCCTGCCCGCTAAACGTGTCCGACAATACTTGTGTAATGACTTGCATGTCGCCGGTTTTGATTGTTGCGGCGTCGATACCGGCACCGAGACGGGACAGTCCCGCTATGTTTCCTTCGTACGCTTTACCCATTGCGTCGGTTACGGCTTCAAGGCTTTTACCGGATCCGGCAGACACATCGAGGGCGAGGCTTAAGGCGTCTTGTGCTTTACCCGTGTCACCGAGTGCCCTGACCAGGCGGTCGTAGGCGGGTCGAAGTTCGGTATCTGCCACGCCGAGGGATCGTTCAAGACCGTAAATAAACTTTTCTATTTCTGGCTGGTCGTGCGCTAGGCCAAGGTTGTCCAGGGTGGTGGAAAGTCTACGGACGGCCTCTTCATCTTCGAGCGCGGCTTTCACTCCGTCGGATGCTAGTTTCACGGCAAGCGCACCGGCGGCGAGACCTGCACCGATAAGGGCAGGGCCGAGCATGTTTTTAAGGGATCCCGCTAAACCTTTTAGACCGCCTTGGGCTTGCGTCATTCCTGCGTTGAATTTTTTTAGATCCGCCGCTAAGTAAACCGTTAAGGTTTTTCCGACTGCCATTACATCACCGGCCATTTACGGACAACACGGTCTACGGCTTGGCCCCATTCTTGTAAGGCGGGTTTCTGGTAACTACGTGCTTTTGCTATCCAGTTGGTTTTCTCAAATGGTGCGTATGAGTTGCGGGCGTTGCCCGTGTCCGTTGGGTATCGCAACATGTTGGAGGATGCGCCACCGGATGTAACTTTCTTTTGTTTACCGATGGAGACTTTTGGGAGCCGGTCGAGCCCGGATCGAATGTCGGATGCCAGAATGTCGCCCCCATTCCCCACCGACGTTCAGGGCCGCGTTTTGGAACGCTGGCACCATGTGCCTATCGGCTATTGTCCGTGAGGCTTGCCGTAGCTCTTTGGCGGCTTCTTTTCCGAGTTTGCGGAGGTCGCGCAGTAGCGGGTTTAGTCCTTCGATGTAGGCATCGAATTGCTTAGCCATTACGCTAACTCCTCCATAATCGTGACGACCTCTCGGCCGCTAAGTTTCTTAACGTCTTCCATCGTCCAGCCCGTGCGAACCGCTA